GCAGGAAGGCACCGCCCGCGAGATAGGCGGCCAGCCCCTCGAACGCCGGGATCAGCGCATCGCTGACGCCGAGCCGGTCGAACAGCGGCTTGAGCACGTCCTCGTTGAAGGTTTTGATCGCGGCGGACGCGGTATCGATCGCCGGTCCCCACTTGGACCAGTCGATCAGGCCCTCAGACTGGCCGGTTTCCTTCCAGCGCTGGTAGCCCGCCACGAGATAGCCGATCGCGGTGGCGACCGCGATGATCTGGCCGGGGACCCGCAGCAATGAGAATGACGATAGCCGTGCCAGCACGGCGATGACGCCGATGGTCTCGATGTTGGCCTGGGCGCCGGGGGAGAGCGAATTCCAAAAATCCCGGATCGCGCTGATAAAGCCGTTGATGACCTGCTCGGCGCCGACGATATCGCTCTGGATGCGCGGCAGGTTCGCGTCGAACCAGCCGAGCGCGTTCTGCATCGCGTCGTTGAACTGCCGGCCCCAGGTCGTATAGAGCCAGTCGTCGAATGCCTGGAAGCGCTCCTGCACCTGGGCCAGCAGCCGGTTGAAGCGCTCGGCCTGTTCGCTGATCTGGCGGTCGTCAATGCCCATGCCGGCGCGCTGGCGCAGCGCCTGCTCGAACGTGGGCCGCATGCGCTGGTCGGCCAGCCGCAGCATTTCCTGGTAGGACAGGCCGGCTGCCGCCGCCTGTTGCGTGGCGACCGCGCGGCCCACATCGCCCTGCGCCAACTGCCGGCGGAAATAATCGCCGAGTTGCAGGAGAGCCTGGTCGGGGCGGGTGTTCGGATCGATGCCGAAGCGCAGCAGCAAACCCGGCTGCTGCGCCATGTGCTGCGCCAGCCGCTCCATCATCGACTGCGCCTCGCCCGCCGCACCGCCCACCGAGCGGACGGCGGTGTCCATGGCGCGGAGCGAGCCGATGGAGACGCCGATGCGGTCGGCGGCATACGATGTGCCCGCCATCGCCTCGGATATCTTGCCCATCGCCGCGGCGATGGTGTTCGCCGATCCGGTTGCGGCGGTGGCCAGATCGGCGAATTTCGCCAGCGAGTCGGTCAGGCCGCGCGAGAACTTGTCGATCAGCGTGTTCGAGGATTTGAGGTTGTCCTCGAACCGGCGATGCTGCGCCAGATCGACAACGAAGCCGAGGCGGACAAGGAATTCCTCCAGCACCGTTGCCATCGGTTACTCTTTCATCGCCTCGGTGATGCGGAAGGAGTTCTCGTCATAGACGTCGAGGTATTCGTTGGCCCATGCCACATCGGCCAGACTGAGCGAGCCGTCGAGCAGTTCGGTCAGCCGCACCATGCCGCGGTGCACCGGGCGGAGCAGGAACTCCTCGCCGGTCGCCATCTCGACTAGTTCAACCGGGCGCTTGGTGCGGTAGAACTGGGAGCCGTGCCAGCGTCTACCAGGCCGCTCGTAAAATCCCCTAGGTTCTCCTGCACCACCGCGATCACCAGGTCGATCAACACGGGGGCGCTGATATCGGCGAACTGCGGCTGATCGGCCGCCTGGTTCCACACCGCCGCCCATTGATCGCCGACGCGGCGGTGCACGACCGACATGGTGGTGCGCATGACGTAGTCGCAGGCATCGTCCGGCAGCTTGGACACCGCCTCGGCGAGCGCCAATGGAATGCCTTCGGCGCCTCCGGTGAAGGCTGCCACCACGGGGGCGAGCCGGCGCGCGACGTGGAATTGCTGCTTGGCGTTGAGCCGGCCCAGCCGGTAGGTCTGGCCGTCGACGATCTTTTCGCTGGGCATTACACGTACGGCCCGAGGAAGCGATCGATGAAGCCGGCGCTGAAGCCCCATTCCATGATCCCGCCGTCCTTGGCGTAGGTGATGGTGGGCGGGCGGCGAAACGCGCACGAGGTCGCGGTGATGACGTCGGCCGACGTGATGTGGGTGACGACCAGCACGTTCTGGCCCCAGAACGCCGAACTCACTTGCTGGAAGTCGAACATCACCTGAAGCAGCGCGTTCGAATTCGACGTCTTCAGCAGCCGGATCGTAAGGTTGCCATGCCGCCCGGCGTGCAGGCTGTGCATCGGCGTGCCATCGGCGCCGATGGTCATGGTTTCCTTGTCCTCGATCGGCTCGATGGTTATACCTTCCTCGGCCGCGCCCGAGCCGGAACCCAGCGAGACGATACCGCCCGGGCCGGATAATGTCGCGAAAACGTCAAGAAACGAATACGCAATGGACATTGCGCGGTCCTTTTCCAAGATCGTTCAACTGGGGACGGGCGATCAGCGCGCTTGGACGCCGGCTGAGCGGCTCGCGCTCGCCGTGTTGCTCTTCCACGCCGCCGGACCATGGGATCAGGGCAAGGCCGATGCGTGGTTTGCGCTGACCGGACGAGCTAAATCCGGATGGGGCATTCGATGAGTTCAAGTTCGCGCTTTGCTATCCGGATCGCGACAGTGCCGTAACCTCCTATGAAGCCTCCAAGGAGGAGGGGAAGCGCGTTGGCAAAGTTCGGAGGATGAGCGTGAACGCCCTCAAGCGGTTCATTGAGGACTGGCAGGGCGACAAGGCGAACGGGTCAGCGGATTAACCCGGTCAGGGCTCATAATCAGTCGTCCAGGAGAATGCGCTTAACTGCTCCAGTTTTACAGTAAGACTCGGCGGCTTCCCACGTGGCTTTGATAATTCTGTGAATATCATGGACGTTGACTGTTTCGTTGAGTTCTCCTCCCATAAAGTCGTTACCAGCCTCATAAATTACCTCACGTATTCTTGGGTTCTCGTGGAGGCTTTCGTAGAAAGGTGGAAAGTTAGGACTTGCCGCCAAAAGATACCCTCCTTTGTCATCACTACTGTACCATACGTAATGTGCGAATTGCACACAAATATCTACCGGATTAACCCCGTGAGTGGACTGGAAGGATCGGCGCCCAGCCGGCGAGGCATGCGGCCGGCGAGATAGGCCTGCCGACCGGCCTCGATCGCCAGCTTCATCGCTTTCGCCATGCGAATGGGGTCCTTGGCGTGCGCGATGGCGGAGTTCAGCAACACCGCATCGCACCCCAGTTCCATGGCGATCGCCGCATCGGACGCGGTGCCGACACCGGCATCGCCGAGGCGACGCCGCGCGCGCTCTGCGATTTTGCGCGGGATATGCTCTGGAACGAGCGGGCTAGCGATCGACCGAGATAGCGACGTTGGCGAAATGCACGGCGCCGGCCAGTTTCGCCGCGACCTGGATGGTCGGCGCCTTGCGCGCGGCGCGATCGCTCTGCGACTGCGAGGCGATCGGCGGCGCGTACACGTAATAGCCTTTGGTCAGCGCCTGCCCGGTATTCAATGTCCCGAAGGTAAACGACGAATTCCAGACGCCCGGTGCCACCAGTCCGTTGTTGACGGAACGCGCCATGCTGGCCTCGACCGTGGTGGCGATCTGATGCACGCCGGCATCGGTCTGCGGTATCTTGGTCGGGCTGGTGTAGAGCAGGTTGAACGCATCGGTCTGGACCTGATTTTGCAACCAGTCCAAGCCGTACTGTTCGTCGAAATAGATGCCGCTCGCCATCACGCCCTGTTGGATGATCGCCGCGCCGTTCATGTAATCGACGAATACGTTGCCGTTCTTGCCCGCCAGCGCCGCCGCCTGGGTTTCCGTCAGGCTTTCCGCCGTCACCCCTGGCTCGGTCTTGAACTTCATGGTGATCATCGTGTTGTTGGCCGTGAAGTCAGTGGTGAACGCGCGGCCGAAAAACGATGCCACCGCATAAGGCGACGATGACGAATACTGATAGTAGGTGCGGTTGTATTTCGCCTGCGCCAGCAGATAGCCGAGGTCGGTGGTACTGCCGGCATTAAGCACGCCCGCCTCTTGCACGGTGATGCCGAACATATGCGACGGCGAGGCGCCCTCGATGTAGGCGGCCACAGCAAGATACTGGCTGTCGGTGATATTGCCGCCGGTGCCAGCGGCGAACATGATGCCGTAGATATCCGAGTTCATCGGCACGATCGCCTGCACCGCCGCAAGCGGGGTCTCGGCGGCGATGCCCGCGGTCGACACGCCGCCGGCCGCTGTGGTCAGTCCCAGATCGGTGGCCAGCGTCGCGCCTGAGCCAGGATCAGTGGCGTCCGTCACGTTCGACGTCGTGCCGCTGGAGAGCGAGGCGACGATGAATTGCCCGGTATTGGCGTTCCAGGTCACCGTCGCATACGCCGCCATGGCGGTCTGCAACACGGTCGCCGCGCCGTTGAGGTTGCTGATCGAACTGAAGTTGAGGTTGCTCAGCGTGTGAGACGTGCCATCGACCGTGATGGTCATGCCGCCGGTGGTGATGCCCTGCAATGTGGAGAGCAGTGTGGTCTGCTGCGTCGGGCTGATTACGCCGCCGATCAGTTCGCCGTTGGTGCCGGTATAGGCCCAGCGGCCGATATAGAGGATCGAGGGCTGCGGGCTTTGCGAAAAGAACAAGTCGGCCGCGAGATATTCGGGCGCGCTGGTACCGAAATCGGTCGCGACGCCGGTGAGACTGGTATACTGGCGCACCCGCTCGCCGGTGCCGATGACGTTGCTGCTGCCGATGATGCAGAGCGCGCCGAAATTGCGCGTCGGCACCGCCAACGGCTCAAGGCTCACGCTGACATTGACGACGTCGGAGACCGCAAGACCGATCGGCATCAGTGGCTCCTATGCTTTCAAATGGCGTCCCAATGCACGGCGACACCGCCATCGGCGGTGATCGTCCCGGTGCTCTCGGCGATATCGAGGACCGCGTACTGACGGTCGGTGGCGATGGCGAAGCGCAATTCGAGGTCGGCGCGATTGATCCATTGCGCATTGAACAGATCGGGCACCGCGGTCACTGTGCCGGCCTCGGTCAGGCTGATGCCGCTGGCCGCCAGCGCCTCACGGTTCTGCGCGATGTAGAGACCGTCGCGAAGCTGTTCGGCCAGACCTGACGCGCCAGGCCCGTAGACCGAGACCATCGCTGTCGCCTGCGACCAGCGGGTAAGCTGGTCGGGGCCGCCGTTGAAGTGCTTGATGTAGGGGTAATCCATTGGCCGCCGTTCGGTGATGCCCATGGCGACCCAGTTCGCCGATGGCGGCGGCTGCCGCGGCGGCAGCGGTTGCCAGCGCGGCCGGATCAGGCTGTTGCTGATGCCAAGGATGCCGGCGATGGCCGCCGTGATCGCGTCGTCGAGCGCCTGATCGGAGAGGACAGCGTTGACCTGCGGCAGATAGCCGCCGGTCGCGCTGGTGTTGCCCGACATTGCTTTACGTGCTGACCGGCAGCATGTCCTTGCGGGTCAGCACCGCGTGGCGGTAGCCCTGGCCCCAGTTATCCCAGACGTCGACATGCGTGACGATAAAGGTTGTGCCCTTCCAGACGACCTGGTCGGCCTGTGTCGTCTGGGTCGCCTCCTGAATGCCGAACGTGGTCCAAATCTCCAGCATTTCGCTGGTGCGCACCGCATCGGGTGTCAGTTCCATCGTGCGACCCGAGGCCGCCTGCACGACGCCGGAGAGCGTCATCGTCGTCGCGGCGAGCGATCCGCGGCCATGCTGATCGACGGTCTCCACCGATCGGATCAGCGTGAAGGTGTCCTGCAAGTCGGGATCGGTGACGACGTCGCTGACATCGATCTCCGCCATCAGGTTTCTTCGGCCTCCGCCTGCCGAGCGTGCGGCGTGTGGCGGATGAACTGCGACTGCGGCATGACCCGCCAGTCAGCGGCCGTCACCTCGTCGGGCGACATGTCGACGGCGCGGTCGGCGATGTAGATCGCCTGAAGCGGCACGGCGCCCGGCTCGGCGTGCGCGGTGACCATCGCCAGTACCTCGGCCTCGGCCGCCGCGATAATGCGCAGCGGCAGCGACTCAGCCGGTGGTGCGGCCAGATAGATCATCTCGGTCGATGGATTGGCGGTCTGCCAATAGACCGTGAACACCATGCGCAGGTGGGTCATCCGTTCCTCCGGCTTCGCACAATGAACGTCACCGCGCGCCGCATCTGGCCAGTGTCGATCAGCGGTTTGAGGTTCGCCTGTCCCCAAGCCACGACGTCCTGCCCGGCCCGCCGCATGCGGCGCAGCCGGGTCTGCCCGGCCTTGGTTTTGCGCAGCCGCGCGATGATGGTGCGTTCGGAGAGCGGCGCGAACGGACCGGTGGTGATCTTCTGCTGCGCCCCGGTCGCCCCGGTCTGACCGGCCGCGCGTAACGCATTCAGCATGCCGTCACCATCGCCGCGCAGCGCCAGCGTGCCGGCCTGGCGCAAATAGCGCTGGATTTGATCCAGCTTGTCCGCCACACCGGGGCGAAGCCAGGGCCGCGCCGGTAGGTTGTGCTCGGGCACGCCATGCTCATGCACGTAGCCGAGCAGCGCGTTGGAGGCGGTGCCGGGTTCGGTGCGCGCGCTGGTATCGGCGGGAATGCCGACCAGCACCTCCTTCGCCGCCAACTCGGCGATGCGCCGTTGAATGACAGCGCGGTTATCGACGACGCGCTGAACCTGCTGGCGGACGATGGGCCGCGTGGCCATGCTAGATCAGCGACGCCCGCACCACGCGCCTGATCTTGTCGCAGACATCGTCGGCCAGTTCCATCCTGACCTCGGCCGGGCATAGCGTGATCTCGTGCGCGGTCAGGAAACTGAACACCTGGATGTACTGCGCCGCCGACATGTCCAACTGCCGCGCGGCTTCCTCGATCGCGCGGACATTCCGGAAGCCTTCATGCGCCGTCCGGCGATCGTATTCGGCGCCCATTCAGAACCCGCCGCCATAGGGCCAGTCGCCCATATCCGGGCCGGAGAAGCCCGGCCCGGAGAACGGCGGCAGCGGGCCATAGCCGATCTGCACGCCGCCCATGCCGACCATCTGCGCTAGGCGCCACCACTCCATGCCATAGGTCGTCAGACCCCACAGCCCGCCGCCCTTGCCGGCCATTTGCGACAAGATGGAGGTGTCGTAGCTTGCCGAGACGGAGCCGACCGACTTCGATCCCATGGGAAAGGGGATGCGCCCGGCCATGCCGGGCTTGCCGCGTTGATTGGCGAATACCGCCAAATGGTGCGCGATAAATAGATAAACGCCCAGTTCGTAGTAATCCCCCCAGCGGTAGGGATCGAGATTGTTGGTGGCGATGGTCAGCCACATCTGGCGCTGCGGCGCCGGGTAGCGCCCGGCGTCGTTGAATTCGGGAAAGGCGGCCAGGAACTTCGGATCGGAGACCACCGGCCCGGGGATCACGGCGGAGTCCGCTGTGACCGCCCCTTGGCCCTGGATCGCGGCCGCGCCGGCCTCGATCACCTGGGCTTCGCCTTCGACGCTGCCAGTGCCGCTCATCGCCGGCCATCCAGCGCCCGGGCGAGCGTATCGCGGGCGCTGAGGCCATCGCGGACGCCCTTGCGCACCTGGGTAAAGAAGTCGCCGCCATTGGCCAGCTTTGCCTCCTCGGCGACCGCCAAGCCTTGCGAGAGCGCATCGCCCGGCGATTTGCCGGCGCGCGCCGCATCGCCCACCGCGCGGATGAAGGCGGCGCGATCGCCGTGCTCCCGATGTGCTGTCATGGCTGCCTGTCCGATCTGCTTGCGCCGCGCCGAGGCGGCAATGGCGCGGGCGCGTTCCTCGCTCAGTCCCGGATGCTCGCGCCGGATCGCCGCCTCGATCTCGGCCGTTGGCTTGTCGCGCGAGCGCCGCGCGATGAAGGCATCGAGATAGCCGGCCGCATCGCCGCCGCGGCGTTTGACGGCGTAGGCAATCGCCACCGCTTGCTTTTGCGGTTTTCCTGCTTTCATCTCTTTGCGGATGATTTCCGACATGCTCATGCTGGGATCGAGCGGCATTTGGAATACGCCTTTCGGGTTGAGAAGCAGACGGCGCTCACCGAGGGCGACCGACGAGGTGAAACCACAGCCCGGAAAGCGCGAGCCCGAGCATCACCAGCAGGCAGCCGATCCAGAACCAGGACCAGCCATCCGCCGGGCGTTTGGCCAACTAGGCGGCCGGCGGCGAGGCGACCGTGCCTTCCTCGCTCTGCGGACCCTGCTGTTCGGCCTGCTTGCGCCGCGCGCGCGGCTTCGCGTCTTCGGGCAACTGCTGGCCCATCGCCTTCGCGACCTGCTCCTGCTGCTGGAATTCCTGCTCCTCGGCCTCCTCGGGCGATGGCTCAGGCTGCTCCTGCGAGGGCCGCTGGTTGGGCCGGCGCGGCTGCACACCCTGGTTTGCCTTGCGGAACTCCGAGCGCGCCTGCATGGCCGCCTGATCGGCCACCTGGTCCTCGGCCGAGGTGCCGTGGCGGGTCGCCGCAGCATAGGCCGCCATCTGCGCCTCGTGCTGCGGCATGCCGGGGCGGAACTGCGGCCGGAACGGCGCGTCGGAATGCGCGCGCACGTAGTGGCTGTTGGCAAGATCATCCTCAAGGTCGTACGTGCCGGGCGGGATGACCTCTTTGTAGCCGTCGGGATGTTGGTAGGTGAACTCCCGGACAATGGTCACGGTGGCCATGACGGTTCCTTTCGGTTTCGACGTGCGAGAAAAAGCGCGAACGAATGCAGCGCGCCGACAATGCGATTAATGAGAAGGAAAGCTTGCGGAAGTGCGTGCTGGGCGTGCCGGTTGATTATTCTGCGTTATTACAGCGTCCAAGGATCGCCGTCGGCGGTCCAGCAAGCCGGAATTCTAGATGCCGTCGCGATATGAGATGGTTTCGGGATACACGAACTCGACGCAGCCGAGACGGCCCCAGTAGGTCGTGATCTGGTAGATCGAACGATACTCAAGCGGCGTGCGCTGCAACGGTACCAGCGGATAGCGCACCCGGTCGCGATCGCGCGTATAGGCAACCATCCGATCGAGACCGCCGGCGCCGAGGCCGGTCAGCCATTTGACCTGCTGGATATTCAGCGGCCGACCGTTGGCGGCATTGCTGATCGAGTTGGCGCGCAGGAATTCCATCACCGAGATATTGCCGGCGCTGGAGACCTTTTGCGACACCAGATAGCCGTACTGCACCGGCGGGACGCGCAACTCGGATGGCACCACGGCAAAGCCGGAGTTCGTCCATGTCGTGGTCAGGATTTCGTTGACGTCGGCCAATATCTGATCCGGCGTCTTGTTGGCCCATTGCGTCGTGCTGCCGGTGCCGGTCGCCGCGACGTTCGTTGTAGATACGGCCGTATTGTTGAACAGGCCGTATTTCCCGTAGGTGGTGTCGCCGGTATACACCATCTCGTCGATATCAATCTGGTACTTCAGACGTAGACCGTCGTATTTTTGCGTGTCGATCGGCCGGCCGATCTTCTGCGCCGAGGCAAGCTCGGGGAGCGTGTATTTCAGCTCCATGCCCCAGAGATACAGAGGATTGGTGGTCTTGCCGATATCAAGCGCCACGCCGGTGATCGCGTTGGTATCGGTGTTCATCCAAGCCTTGCCGGCAGGATTGATGCCGCCGGGCGAGGCGAACGTGGAATTGGTGAACGACGACACCTCGTCGGCCACCGTGACGTCCTCGCGCAGATCGATATCGCGGCCCCAGGTGACGGTGGCCAACGGCTCGTGCAGCGTCGGATCGAGCCGTTCCAACTCTCCGATCAGAAACGCGCCGGTGCTGTCGATCGTGAGTTGATCGAACGTCATCATCTCGTCGCGCGTGAAGATGCGGCGCCGGGCCGGGATGATCGCGGGGCGCGACAGCATGGTCGACTCCCCGTAATCGATTCTCGCCAAGTTGCTCATTGACGTGCCATGTCTCCTGTCAGCGGCATAAACGAGCCGCGTTAGATGTTGTACATAATCTCGGTGATGCCGTTGGCATCCGCCGGTCCCATGAACTGGGCGGGGATGGCGAAGCCGTTGCCGGACGCGGGCGAGGCCGCCTCCAGCCCGCCCTGGATGTGCGACCCGCTGGCGGTCTGCGACCAGACGTAAACCGGCGCGCCCTTGACTGCGGCGACACCGCCCGAGAGCACGACCGACATGTAGCCGCGCCGCAGCACGTCGCACGGCCCGGAGGCGGGCGGCGTGCCGGTATTGATCGGATCGGTCGACGCGTTGGCCGGGAAGGGACGCACCAGCAGGCCATAGATCGCGCTGTCGGTCGCCGCGACGGCGCGCACCTGGTGGCTGGTGGCATCCATCACCACCGGAATGCCATAGGCGGTGGGATGGCCAGAGGAACCGCTCGGGGTGATAACCTGCGCCTCGACCGTGTGGTGTTGAGCGCGATTAACGTCCCCCGCAATCCCCGCTGGCATGCGGTAAAGGAACGAAGCCAAAACGACCTCCTTTCAGTGGACCTGGTATTTCTCGCGGTTGCGCGCATTGATCTCGGCCGGTGTGGGCGCGCGGCCGTTGCCGCGAACCCCCTGGCTGCTCGGCCGCACGCGGCCGAACTCGTGGTTGTTCGCCTGCCGCACCAGTTCGGAGGCGCCGTTGAAGACGTCGGCGATGCGGTCGCAGGACATCTGGCCGAAATTCGCCGTCCGGCCGCCCAGCACGGCGTCAATGTAACCGTGCTTGGTCTGGTCGCGATACGCCGCGTTCAGCGCGTTACGGCGCACCGCGCACATCGCATCATGCGTGGTTTGCGCCGGACGCGCGCCATCGAAGGTCGGCAAGGTCAGGCCGCCGGCCAGCAACTCGGCCCGCGCCATCGTCTCCTGGAACTCGGACCGTAGCGAGGTTGAGTCGCCCACGAACTGCTGCCGCGCGCCTTGCTGATCGCCGGTCATGCGGCGGCGGTCGCCGGTGCGCCGCCGGTCGCCGGTCTGGTTCGTGCCGGCGCCAAGCTGCGGGCCGTCACGCCCCCGGCCCTCGCTGCCCTCGCCATAGGTCAGCATGTTGTCCGGGTCCTGGTCCGGCTCGTCCGATGGTGGCGAAGTCGGCGGCTCCTCGTCGCGCGAGCGGCGATCGCGGACACGGCGCCGATCGCCCAGCATACGATCGCCGTTTTCCTCTTCGCCGAGGTCGCCGTTGCCGTTGTCGTCGTCGCCCTGGGCCAGCAGCACGATCGCCTGTTCGATGCGGTCGAGGCGCTGCATGATCTCCTGCATCATCGGATTGGCGCCCGATGCCTGGCCGGTGGGCTTGGCGCCGATATCGGGGTCGCCCTCCGGCTCGTCGCTCACGCCGCCGCCGCTGATCGATGGCGTGCTGCCGCTGCCGCCGCCATGCAGATTGATGGAGACGTGGGTATCGCCGGTCCGGCCGTCCTCGCTCTTGGTGCCTTCGCCGGAGACCTGCTCGCCGAGCAATTCCGGGTCCTTGGCCAGTTCCTCAAGCTGATCGTGAAACCCGCTCTCGTCGCGCGAGCGGAAAGCCGCGAGCAGCGCGTCACGTATGGAGCGCCGCCGCCCGTCATTGACACGCACCCGTGTCGCCATTTCCTCGTCTCCTATGCTGCACAAAGGCCCGCAACGCCCGCGATTGACGAGCGCCACGTGGTTGCCGACGATGCTGTATTGCCGGCCGACGCCATCGCCGGTCTGCTCGTATTCCGCGTCGTATCCCGCCGAGACTTCGCGCTTGCCGGTGCGGATATCGGCAATTGCCAGCGGATCGGTAATCAGCAGATCGGCGTACAGAAAGCTGTTGTCGAAATTGACGCCGTCGCCGCGCCGCGGATTGAGCACCACGCCCACCGCATACTGGCGATGATTGGTCGGCGTGACCTTTTCCGACGGGTGTTCGTTGGTGACCGGCTTGCCGTTGAACGAGGCGATGCTTTCGGGGCGGAACACCTCGCTGGCGTCGCGCTGGATGGTGATCAGGCCGTCCTTGCCGCGCAGCCCTGGCAGTTCGTGCTCGCCGTAAAGCTGCTGGCCGATGCGGGCGATAGGTGTCGCCTCGCAAAGCAGGAAGCCCTCGGGCGTGATCGACTGATGTTCGCCAAGCGCCTCGGTCGTATAGAAGCGTTTCGGCTCCGGCGAGCGCCCAACCGGCAGTAATTCCTCCAGTTCGGCGGTATCGCGCATCGCGGCTAACGCTCCGAAAAAAGGGGTTCCGCTGGGCAGCGGCGCCTCGCTAGGATCGGCTCCGGGGAGGAGTGCCAGCGTGCCCAGCGAGCGACGTTCAGCCGCCACGCGTGCTGCGTTGCGTGACTACGCGGCGGCGCTGCGTGGATACAGCTACCTGTTACGCCTGGAGAGCGATATTCTGCGCCGCTACTGCGCTATGAGCCGG